CTTACTCATAGTTCTGCACTCCATCCTAAATAGGCTTCTGTTGCGGTGTGATAAGCACCAGTTGTAACATTGCCAGCAACCAGTCCAGAACTTACAGTCATACTTACATTTGCTGAACCTGCCGAACCTGCATAATAAGCAGGAACACTAGAACACGCTATGCCTGTTCCCGTTGCATTTATCAACCTATACTGTCCAGCGGTTCCAGATTGCTCTAAAGCAGTTGGTCTAATTCGCATAGTGACAGGAAAAGGTACAATAACTCCTGCATTGGTCGTTGAGTAACATTGACCAAGAGCAAAAGTATGACCATCAACTCCAACAATGCGGTAGTAATATCTCTGGCACATAGCCAATTCAGCCTGTAGGCTTCCACCGCTTGCAGTCTGGAATGGAGTTGCAGTAGAGCCATATTCTATTTGCCAGCCCCATGTGTCAATAGTGACATTTTGAACACCAACAGCAGGATAACCTGAACCTGAGATTGTTGTGCCAGCAGAAGTAAAAAGCATAACCCCCAAGAAATCACTTGTACCAATAGTTTTTCCTGAAATAGAAGGCACGGAGACAGTAAAAGAATATCTTGCCCAGTTACTTGTTATTGTTTGAGTTGCAGGGCTTGTAATTACGTTAGCCGATCCGCCGCTTCCAAATTGTTGTTCTAAACTTAAACCAATTTTTGGTGTGCCAGCCGATGCTTTGGCGTATAAAGAAAATGTAACAGTTTGACCAGCAAATGTTCTTACACTCTCAATCTTTTGCTGAATTAAGGCATAATCGCTAACTGCACTTTGTGATGCGGTTACTATGCGAAGAAAATTTTTTGCTTCGTAACCTGCTACTGGTGCAGCTCCTACAGTAAAAGTTTGTGGCGTCACTGTTGTTGTTCCACCTGAGTTTAATTGCTGAAACCGATCAAAGTTGTAAGCAGCATTAGTAGTATTAGAAGTAAAGGCTCGCTGGTTGATTGTAAAGTCACCATTCATTATTTTATTGCCGCCTGCTTTACCAAAACCGACATTCCACAGGGAATTGTCAACTGCCTGTCCAAATACGTCGAAATCAGCTGGCAAATCCGTGACGAGATCACTAGCCGTCGGCATTTGCCAGCCATTAAATGTTGTTGGGTTTGCCATGTTGTCTCCTCGTTAGGTTATAATTGTGGCATTTTCCCAGTCCAATGTCGGCGACACGCTTGACCAGGTAAATGAATTAGATACTTCGTTCCATTGTAAAACTTGCAATGAATAAGCCAGTGGGGAAATTGTTAGTGAAATCGAAAGATTGTTGTAACTGGCTTGAAAACTCCAACCTTCGACAAAACCTCGGAAAGTCGTGCCCATGTTGACAGGTAAATCGCTGATCAAAACAGGCATGCCCATGAAAACACCAATCAGGTTATCTCGGTCGGAATTGTCCAAATCAGGGTTGGTCAAGTCGTAGCTAATCTCACTAAAGTTTGGCTGCGGGTCTTTTCGTAGTGTCAAGTAAAAATTTGCCTGCTGCGTTGCGTCAGCTGCGTTGTGTAAAGTCGTTGAAATGATTTGTGAAAGCGTACCGTATTGTGCAATTGAGGCTGCGTCGCTTGCACTTTGCTCTGCGCTGCTAGTTGCTCCGTATTGAATTGTGACGTTGTTTCGTACGTCGCCTGCTCTAGTTTCAATGCGCAAACCAGCTGCGCGAGCTTGACTTGCAGCCAGTTCCACTGACCCATTTGTTGATATGTACTGACTACGGTGCGTAGCGTCAGCGTATGAAATACGACCTTGCGCGTCCTCGTAAATGTAGCCAAGGCCTGACGTAGCAAGCTTTGAAACTAAAGAATAAACGTCTGTTCGCTCAGTAGATCGCGCAGCAAGCTCATAGTCACCAGGGCGGTCAATCTCACCCAAACCAACGTTTTCGGCTGTTGCCCATGTTGTCGTTGCATCATAATCTGCCCAAGTTTCGGCGGCTGGAACTTCCGCCCAGCTATTAAGCAATAAATCTGACAAAATCTCCCAAATTTGATCGCCGTCAAAATCTTTTGCCAAAACACCATTTGTCAAAGCCTTTGGCAAACGCGATAAGGCGCCAAGTGCGGTCAAGCTGTATGTCTGTGTGAATGTTGTGCTGCCTACGTCGCGTACTTCAAGCCCAATGTCGACCACGGTGCCGCCAAAAATTGAAACGTATGTGCCTGATGTATCCTGGATTTGCACTGAAATGCTGCTGTTAATACTCACAGGTATTGTTGCCTGATTGACGTCCAGCAACTGTAAATTTACATAGCCCGCTTGTGCCTGCTCGTAAATGTTTGTTCGACCGCTGCGAATGGTTAGGTTTGCTAAAATGGCGTCGGTGTACTCAACGCCGTCAATTTCAACTTTCCAAACGGGATTCCACTGCGTCATAGTGCAACCAGGTTAGTTGCGCCACCTGTCCCGCGATAGTAGGAATTGTTCAACGTATCCACAATTGTGCGGGCAGTGCCTTCCTTGTCAAATGCACCAGTAACGGTCAAGTTGATCGTTGTGCCGCTATCACGCGCTTCTGCCATACGGAATGAACCAGGATTGAAATTCGAAGGAATACCTGCACTGGCAGTTGCCGCAGCTGCGGCAACACTTGCTGCTGTAGCCACTCCACCGCCGCCCGCGCCTGCTGTTGTGCCACCGCCTGACGGTACTGTGACTGTGGGTATTTTGCCCACGGTTGTTGTGACTGTTGGTGTTTTGATTGCTGGAACGCTTACTGTTGGTGTTGTAATTTTTCCCACGTTTGGCAAAAATGGTATTGCGTTGTAAGCAGAAATAAGCGCATTAATACCAGCAACCGCCCCGGAAATCAATCCGTTCAAAATCTTTACAACGCCAGCAATGACGTCAATGACACCGCCAGCAATCTTGCCTGCAAGTTGTAAAGCAGTGCCTAAAACTGTGCCGATAACTGGTGCAACATAAGTCGCAATAAGTGAACCAAATTCCCTGAACGTATCGGCATTATCACCAATTGCGTCTTTTACATAACCAAACGCTTTGATCAAACCATTGATGATCGGCGTGAATGTATTGACAATGACATTGCCCAATGTCGTAATTACACCGCCAAGACCGTTGCCGTTAAGGCTGAAGGCTCCGCTAAAAGCATTTACAATTGGCAAAGCCTTTTCATTGATAAAACCTACGAGTTTTTCAATAATTGGCAATAACGCAAAACCAATTGTTTCTTTCGCTTCATCAAATGCAACCTGCAAGCGAGCAATGCGCCCTGAATAGGTTTCGGCATTTCGTGCAGCTGCGCCGCCAAACAATTCGGTAAGTTTATCCTGGACGTCGGTAAACTTCATTGTCTTTAATTCGGCGGCCGATAAGCCAATGCCCAATTTGCCAAGTGCCGCAGTGTTACCGTCAAAACCTTTGCTCAACGCAGCTGCGACAATTTCTAAAGGTTTGCCCGTCGCCGCGCTTATGTCTAAAGCTTGTGCAAGTAATTGCTGTGCTTTTTCTGTGTCACCCGTCGATCTAACCAGTCTGCCCAATGCTGGTCGCAGTTGATCGTCAGCAACACCAGTTGCTAATGACATTTGAAGGATTGAATCTTCGGTTGCCGCAATTTGTGCCTTTGTAGCCCCTGTGGCGTTTTCTAAAGCCAGTGCAAGCTGTGTCTGTGCCTTTTCATCTTCAATGGCGGCTTTGACGCCTTCAACGCCGATTTTGATTGCATAAGCACCAGCGGCAGCGGCGGCGGCTGCAAAAGCTGCGCCAACGACTTTGCCAACCTTGCTTATTTTGTCGCCGAAAGTTTCAACGTCTTTTGTGGCGGTTTTAAGCGACTTGTTGAGATTGTCAACGTCGCCAAGAATGGAAAGTTTAAGGGTACGACTGCCAGCCATTAATTGTACTCCTTAACTATCTTTGAAAACGATTCTTCCCATTTTTTTACAATTTCAGGTTGTGCGCTTCGAAGTGTTGGGTAGATAAACCAGCCGCGTGATCCGCGACCTTCACGACCTGACCACACTGGAAATTGCTTGAATTTATTGGAACCAAATTCGTAGCCGCCCCAAAGCTGTTGAGTTGTGCCCCCGCCGCTCAACTTTTGACCAGCAAAACCAAATGAAATCTCGCCTATTTTCGATGACTTGGAAACCTTGGAACCGTCAGCAACGCGATTATCTACCAGGTTGCGCGTACGGCTTGACGCAGCTGCTTTAATTTTGCCTTGAACGTAAGTTGCCAATTCGCTTGTGGCTTTTTTGGCTTGATCCAATGCTTCGTCGTCCATTGCTTTGAAAGATCGCACAATGGCGCGCAGCTCAGCCTTGTCGTAGCTGATCGCGTCCTTAGCCATTTGCTCGCCTTTCTAAAATCTCAATGACCGTCAAAATGTCTTCGGCGGTTTCAAATACGTTTGGGGGTAGCCCCGTGGCCAAGGCTACCTCCCAAACAATTCGACTTAGGCTTCCGACTGGGTAGCTTTTGGGTTTGCTTCACCAACGATCACTTCGGAAATTGTTTCCGTCCAGATGTCAATCGGCTTGACAGGCTTGCCCGCGGCTTCGCGCTTCATGGCGTTGTAAGCCAAAAATACTAGATCGGAAATGCCGATTTTTTCTTGCGCCTGTGCAATGGTGGTGCCTGTGTGCTTTTCCCCTTTAACCCACTCAGGCGGCGCAGCCACGTATGTGATCTGCGTGCCGTCGTTGTATTCAATTGTTAGT